CCGTGGTTGAATGACCGCTTGAGATCGGTCTTGGCGTCGGTCCACAGGGCGGTATCATCACCGGCTAGCCACCAGAAACCGATGCGACCGTCGGGGCGCTGGCGAGCAAAGAACGTCAAGTCGGATCTTTGATAGGAACTCATGGAACCTCCAAGGAGGGGTAATCAGCACCCGCCTCACCGACGCGGGATAGGAATGCACACGGCCCGCGCTCTGCCTGTTGTGCCTCCTCGCCGCATGGCCAGCAGCGGCCATATGGAGGGCAGAGGCTGTGACGTCGGCCGCACTCGGGACAGGCCAAATAGGCGCGAAGCAGGGCAGCGTTGGCCGCGACGCGTGTGACGAGGGCCGGCGCGATCTCGTGGCTGATGACCAGCAGGATCTCCTCCTGGCCGGCCGTCACGAGGACGCCACGCTCGCGGAGGTACGCCAAGATGCTCACGGCTTTGGCCGTGGCGCGGGCGTCGAGGCGACCGGCGATATAGGGCGCGTCGGGGTCAACCTCGACGTGTAGCAGCCCCGCATCGACCACGAGGGGCGCGGCCTGTGGGACGTGCGGAGCCTGTATGGCCTGTGGACGTTCAAGGTTAGCGATCATGAGCGCACCCCCTGCCCGCTCGCGGCACAATCGGGTATGTGTAGCGGCTCCCTACACGCCTTACAGGTCCATCCGTGGGGCGTCAGTGTGCCGCAGCCGCCCTCACAAGGTTTCTTGTGCGGGCTCGGTTGCAATATCTCTGGTGGTTGAAATCTCTCACCTTGGTCAAGTTCACTCACCATGGAGGTTAACGATGATAGCGGGTTTTGTTCTGTATCAAGGGGTTGGATAGATTGTGCCAGACCCGATACCGGAATCCGGTCACTATAGTACGTCCTGGGCAGGGATACCGGATACCGGTATCGGGTCGGTAAGGTCGGCGCAGCGCTCGTGTCGTCGTCCGGTAGGGCGACCACTCCATGCGCGGCGTCGGTGGGCTCAGCTTCGACGTTACTCTCGGGTACGAGTGAGGGTTCCTCCTGATACTGGATTCCAGTATCAGGAGGTTGACTGGCGAAGTCCCCTTCTGTTGGAACACCTGGCACGATGATCTCGCCCGTATCACGGTGCCTAAACTGACCGCCGCCAAAGGCGATGATCTCCTGCCCTGCTTGTGTCGCGTCTACGTCGCTCGACACTGTGCCGCACTTCAAGCAGACATGCGCGCTTGGCTTCAAATTCGAACTGTAGCAGCGCGGGCAGCGGGGGCGGCTACGGTCGGCCGCGGCGCGTGTCGCCACATTTCGTGCTTCATCCCTGTCCATGCGCTGGCCGGGGAGGGAACCGCCGCCGATGTAGCTGAAGCTTGTGGTCGTGATGTCTTTCTTGATGGGGTTGCCCTGGCTATCGAACTTGTCGGGGATGGTGATGGTCTTTACGCGCTCGACGACCTCACGTTTGCAGAAGCCCAGGTCTACGAGGTCGGCGAGGTTCTTCGTGACAGTGCCAAGTTTGGTTGGTCGTTCCTTGCCGTCTTGTTGCTTCGTGACCTTGCTGCCTAAGTCGCGCGCGAGTGTCTCGGCATACACGGTGACTGGTGTAGGCGTGCTCTCGGTACTGCCGACGGGGAACTTGGCGGACAAGGCGATCGCGGTCATTTTCTGCCCGTCGTTCATGGCCTTGTCGCCGGCGATCGCCATCACGCGATGGTACCGCGCGCGTAGCCAGGCTGTGGCCCCCGCTTCCTCCATCAGCTTGGCGAGGAAGCGCACGTCTACGGTGACCATCCCGGCGCCGTCCGCAGGACCAAACAAACCGGCGCTATCGTCCGGGGCACTGCCCCTCGTTCCCTGCTCTTCATCGTCGTTGGCCTGTTGATCCCATCGGTCAGCGCTGTTATGGCTCCGCTCTTTGACGATGAGCTGGAGGGGTTGCGCGGCCCCGTCGTCGAGACCGACGTCGATGGTCTCCTCGGCCTTGGCGTCGAGTGTGTGCCCTGCCCGCTTGAACGCGCCCGCCAGGCCGTCGCGCGCCTCAGTGCGGCTGAGGTAGCCGGCCCCCATGAACTGGCCCAGCGCGAAGCTCAGGCGGTTAAGCCCCTCACGGCGCTGGCCAACTTTGAGGGCGCTCACCTCGTCGAGTGTGCGGGCGCGCGCCGCCTGCACGTAGGCCGCGGGATCGCTGACGCTGCGCGATCGTGGCGCGCCCGCATAGCCCGCTGGCCTGCTCTTGTAGGCGTAGGCCGTCCCCGTGGGGGAACTCTGCTCGATGGCCTCGCGCAAAGCCGTGGGCATCTCCGCCATGGCGCACTCCCAGGGCGCATGACCGGGCGTCCACTGGTACTGTCCGCCCTTGCGTCGGCTAGGCGCCACGACGACGAACCCGGCGCCGCTCGCCAGGAAGTCAACGCCAGGAGGGCCCAGGAACCCGATCGCACGGCGTAGGCCGGGTATGGGGCGAAAAAGGAAGTGAGGACCGCCCGAGGCGCTGGTCGCGCGTACGGTGTGGTCGAGGTCGATGCCGTGGAGGGCGCAGAACTCTTTGAGAGCGACGTCGCCACCGGCGCGGACATCGGCCTCGACGACGCACCAGTCCTCGATGGGGACACCGATCAGGGCCGACGGCCAGCGCGTCCACCAGCGCGTGATCGTGGCGGCGTCAGTGGTTGCGAGATGAAAGCCGCCTTGGCCCTTCTCTAGCAAGACGCCGGGAGCGACATCCTTATTGGCGTAGGGCGTCTTATCCTCGGGTTGAACGGGGAAGACGCGCCAGCCCAGCTCGCGGGCGTAGTAGAGCGCGGCGTCGAGACAGGATGCGTCATCGCTCAGGGGTGGGATGCGATTATCGTGGGGGGAGGCGCTCATCGCACACCCCCGATGATGGTGCTAACTAGCGCCTGGTTTCCAAGACGTGGTACCATAGAGAAGGACATAGTCCACAGCTCCGTTCTTTTCTAAGGGCCGGTCATCACTACCAACTTGGCGGGAGGATGGTGATACTGGCCTTTTCTGTGTCTCGCGCTTGTGCGCGGGATCGGCCTCTAAATCGAATGTCTCCTTGACAGATCGCCGGCTGGCCCTCATGATAGAGGGACCATAGACAACACGACGGCTCCAGACCTCTGGGGCTTGCCTTGCGCCAGTAGGGCCGTGTGTCGCTGGTGGGGGCGCGTATTCCCGGTTTTTGGTCCGCAAAAACTATCGCCGGGGTACGTGCCTACTTTTTTGCCATCAACAGGTCCTTGTTCTCCGCGCGCGTTGCTAGATCGAGTTGATCCAGCCGAATGAGCCAGGACTTTCCCAGTTTTGTGGCTGGCAATCTCCCCGTCGCGCACCAGTTGCGGACGGTTGAGGGCGGCGAGCTAATGAGGCGCGCTGCCTCTGTCACCTGAACCGCGATCGGCGGTAGACCGTGCTCGTGCGTGTGCATCATCTTTGCCTCCTTGGTCGCCTACTTTGCTACCTCTACGCCCATTGTAGCGCGAAAAAGTGCCAGTAAATTAGTGAAATATGCTTGCCGCCATATTTGGCAACATTATTGTTTCCGGGGCCTCCCACGGTTAACAGGTGGCAGGCCCTGTGCCCTACGGTATTCGTTTCGCACGGCTCGTATATTGTCGTCGACACCGACGAGTTGGAGATCCGGGTTGCTCCATACGGCCTTGAAGTCGCGGTGCTTCTTGATGCGCTCGATAATGCCAGGCTTCCCCTGCTCCTCGTCGTAGAGTCGATCAACGATGCGGCCGGCGTCCAGGCGCGCCCGCGTCCCCCTCTCCCGCCGCTCGACGGAGGCCGCGCTTGCGCCATAGGGTAAGTCGTCAGCCTGTCGCGCCACCGCGAAAAGGGCCGTTTCGATGCGCTGTGCGAGGTCCCAACCCTCGCCCCGGATGTCCTCCTGGCGTTCGAGTCGGGGGGACCCCTCCTCATCAAGCTTGATAACGAACGGCCATGGGTAGCAGTCGGGCAGCAGATCGGCGCCGGCATGTATCTCGTCGGGCCAGAGGATGGCGTGGGCCACAAGCAGGGCATAGTGCTTGTTCCGGCACAACTTGCCGGGGGTGAACACACCCACGCCGTCGCGCATCCTAATGGCAGCGACTTGAAACGCCACTTGTCCTCTGTGGTCCAAGTTGATAGGGCGCGGCACGCTGGGCCATAGGTCGACGGGGACAAACGGACCAGCCGCCGCGATGGCCATGGCGAGTACCGCGTTCAAGTAGTCGGGGACAACCTCCGTGATACCGGCGCGGAACAGGGGCAGCCACCGTTGATGAGTCATCGCCTGAAACTCGGGGGCGCCGCGCCACCACCGTACAGTGCCTTCACCATCCGCTTCCCATAGGCGTGCAATAATGGGATCGAGGCGTGCGTCTTGTGCCGCGCGCTCTTCGCCCGAGAAGATGAAGGCTGGCGTGCTCACGCCCACTCTCCCACGGACTCATGCAACGTCGAGCGGTCGCGCTTTGCATAGGTCTGGCTGGTCGAGACGTGGGTGTGCCCCAACTGCGCGGCGACTTGGAGCAAGTCGTGTGTTTCGCCATAAAGACGCGTCCCGGCCGTGTGTCGCAGGCTATGCAGCCCGCGCTCGGCGACGCCGGCCTCCTCGGCGAGGCGCTTGATGCGATACCAGGCCGCTTGCCGCGTGCGATAGGGCAGGACGTACTCCTCTTGGAACCCCTGCGTGACGGCCGTCAGCGCGTGCCGTAGTCCCTTCGACATCACGACCGTCCGGCGCTTGTCGCCCTTTCCGTGCGCGACTACAATCTCCTTCGTGGTCATGTTCACATCGGCCCACGTTAGCCCGAGCATTTCAGATGCGCGCAAGCCACCATGCGCCCCGAGCAACACGAGCACACGATCGAGCCGCGCCATGGTCTTGGCGGCTGGCCCACCCTCGCTGTCGTGGCGGTCGATGACGGCGAGGAGGGCGGATACCTCATCCTCACCGTAGGCGGCGCGCTTCTCCCAACTGGCCGTGCTATCGCGCGGTGCCCGTGTCTCGCCGAAGGGATCGGCCGTCGTCGCCCTGGTCCACCGGAGGGCGCGATAGAGCAGACGCCCTGCGGCGAGATGCACCTGTACCGTTGACGGCTGATACGCGCCACGTCCGCTTGTGCCTGCTTGCAGCGTGGCGACCCATGCATCGCCGGCAGTGTCGGCGGGGTGGAGTAGGTCGACCGTGGGCCAGTCGGCGATGAGATGGGCGACCGCCTCGTGGTAGCGCGTGCGCGTCCGGTCGGATGTGCCAATACCCGCGCGCCCCTTGAGCGATAGGTAGGCGTCGGCGAGCGACCATAACGCGGTCGTGTCGTGCGCGAGCGCGGCGGCCATGGCGCGACGCCGCCGCGCATCGGCCGGCAGACCCGACCACCCTTTCATGCGGTCAGCAGGGGCGGCTCCGCGCCCGTCGTGGAGTACCAGCGCTCGCGTTTGCTCGACCATCGTCCCTCCTTTCCCTGTCCCCCACGTTCGCGTGTCCTGCGCTGTCTGGCGCTACCTGTGACAATGGGCGCTTCCGTGTCGCCAAGAGCTCGTACACGAACTAGACCGAACGTTACTTCGGTTAAAAGCCGCCTAGACGACGGCCGCTTCCTCTTCCCGTTGCGCTGTCCGTAACATGCTACGATCGCGTGAGTCACGGACCACGAACCGGCGTGGTCCGTCCCCCTCGGCCGTGCGCATCTTGGTGGCCGCTGCTCTGGCGTCCTTCTCGGTGCGGAAGGGACCAGCGGCTATCTCCTCGATGCGCTCCATCCAGTCCAGGTCCCGCGCCGCGGCGACCCGATCGACAATCCCGAGGTCTAGCCCGTCAGGTTCGCTACCCAGGTCGGCGGGCTCGTAGCGATAGGCGATCACGTCAAACGTTTGGTCGCCTGCATCGACTAGGCCCACGCCAACGAGTTCCGTGAAACTGAAACCCATGTACGGCGGGTCAAACTCAAACTGCCCGTTCTCGTCGCTGTACTCGGCTGCGACACGTTCAACGGCGTCGACCACAGCAAGTGCCTCGGCGAACGTGAGCGTGCGCAGCCGGGCGATAAGTTCGTCAACATCGACCTCCGCATGAGGGAACGATTCCATGCGCGCACCCCCGTCCGCATTCAAGTGCTCGCCGATGCGCGAAAGGATTTCTGTCTTCCTCGCGCGGTCGTCTTCTACCACATCTTTCATGCGCGCGACGTAGGCCCACAGCATTGGTGGATCGACACGAAAACCGCCGTCTTCGTCGCGCCCCCGCCGTCCCGGACTAGGCGCGGCAGCCTCCGTGACCGCGCGCATGATGACGCGCGCTTCCCCAATGGTGAAGGTGGGCAGGGAACGGCGTAGCAGGCTGTAGTAGCGTCCCAGGTCGCGCTTGGCTACGACCGACTCACGCCCCTGCACGGCCCGCGCCTCGATCTCCTCTTCTATGTCCCCTGCGCTGTACTGAATCTTTAACGCCATGTTTGATCCCTCCCCTTTGATACCTACTCATGCAGTAAGATACTAACTCTGTAAGAGTATCCATTAAGATACACTGTGTCAAGGGAGAAGTGTTTCATATGTGGGAGGAGATGGAGGAGATGGGCGCTCATTATGACTCTTAGTATCCGCGCCATCATCCTCACCGCCGCCGCCCTCTAGCGCGGCAAGCTGCTGGTCGGCGCTGCCGTCTTGCAGGATCTCCGCGATCATCTGTGCGACGGCGCGCTGTATCACGCTCTGCGGTCCCATACCGACCGGCGAGAAGTTGGAGCCGACGTAACCGCGCCAGGCGCTCTGACCTGGGCTCGCGGCGACGTAGCCGGCGTAGACATCGCGCCCGTCGGGCAGCACCGCGCGGGCCTCAAGCAAGTCGGGGCCGCGTTCAATCCAGTGGATCACAATCGCCGTGCTCATGGCGTCGACCTCCCGTCAGCTACCCCTCGTCAGACTCATCGTGACTGCGCTTAGGGCGATGCGCCCACCGTCGCGCGGTCAAGTCGTTGAGCTTGGATGCGGCCGTGGCCTGCACGTCATCCATGGACGTCAAAGGGCCGCGCGCTTCCATCTCCTCGATGATCAGTTGCAGCCCGAGCCGCTCAATCTCATGGGGCGCCATCGACGAGGGGAGACGTCCCTCGGTGGCGGCTGTGCGGCGCTCTTCCCAGCGCTGCACGATGTCGTTCGCCAGCCCGTTTACGATTGCCCTCGTCGTGGGCGGCATGCCGATGAGGCCCCAGTCCATGCCCACGGCGGCCAACCTGTCCGCGACGCGCTGCGGGCGGTCATCGTCCGCCTCATCTTCCTCTTCGTCCCATAGGTCGTAGGCGTCGTAGGTATCATAGTGCAATGTCTCAACCAGCGTGTTATAGGGCCACGATTCGGGATCTTCCAGGCTATCGTCCGCGATGTTGTCGTGCTGTTCGTAGTGGGCGAGGCGCTGTTCCATGTAGCGGTAGACTTCGACCGCCATATCCTCAATAAGTAGATGCGTACCGTCGTGCCGGATCGTGCCGGCGCGCAAGCGGTCAATCACCTCTTGGTGTCGTGCGTCGATCGCCGCGTCGCTGTCATCCGCCCGGATGGGTCGGTGGTATAGTACCGTCGCCCCACTGTCCCCGAGCACGTAGACGGTGGGCCACATAGCAGGCATGCGTCCGTGCCCCTCCACGTCAACGTAGGGCCAGCGTGAGGTGCTGACGACGACGCCGAGGTCGGGCAGTTCCTGCATGCGGTGGTAGCCCTTGTCGTCGGGGGCGATGGTGAAGTCTGGAACCGGCTGTGCGCGCTCGCTCATAATGTCTTTTCTTCCATTTCTACGTGGTGAAACGATTCCTCATCGGGCGTCAAGGCTAGCCGCTCCCGCCCACGCATGACGCGATCGTAGACTTCCCGATAGGTGTAGCGCCTGTGCGCGTGATACCGCCCGTATAGCCCCGCTTCAAGATCCCGTAGGGCATTCGCCCTGATCGTGCGCGCCAGGTTCTTATCGGGTAGGCGTATTTTGCGGATGGTGGAGGCCGCGTACAGCGTGGGGTCGATGATCTGGCCGTCAAGTTCGAGCCAGCCGTGCGAGATGCCGCTGGGTGATGTGTGGGTATACGCGATGCCTTCGACGTAGGCGGCCCGGCGCAGCGGCGACTCTTGCGGACTGAACACGAGTCCCAAGGCTGCATTTTCCCAACAAGTCTTGGGTTTCGCCCGCACCTCTCGCGCCACGTCCTCGGACAGCGTGCGGTTGACGGGCTGGTGCTCATCGAGCGGCAACAAGGGCATCGCTGACGGCGTGATGGTGGTGGCCGAGGTCATTGGCCCTGCTCCTTCTGTTCGCGGTCTAACTGTTGGATGACCCACATACGGATGAGCGCCGTAGGAGCCAGTCCCTTGCGACGGGCGGACTCCTCCAGCGCGGCCAGCGTTTCAGGCTGGAACCCTACAGTAAGCTGCGCACGCTTGCGCTGCTCCGCCTCTCGTGGTCTAGGCATGGCTACTCCTGCCAATGTCGCTTCGTGTGCCAGGTTCATGGCTACTCCTTTTACTATACGGCCTGCCCTATTATAGCACACTAAGCACCATCAAGCACTAACCTGCATTGCATAATGGTGCAGGATGGTGTATACTGAAGGGGTGGAGAATAGCCCACAAACAAAGATGCCGACTCGGGTCTCTAACACCCGAGTCGGCGGTAGGTACAGGAGAGGAGCCATGCAGAACCACCCCATACCCAGTAAGAAGGATACCGCCTACAAGCCAGTGGTGAAGCTCACCGCACATCGCGGATGGTATAAGGTCCAGTCTGGCTCTAACCCCAGCGTCTACTACGAAACTAGCGCTAACCAATGCGATTGTCCCGCCCGCAAGCCCTGTAAGCACATGCGCTACGTCCGGCTTCTCAACATCGTGTTCTATGTCAAGAGGGAGGCCGAGGAGTCGGTGGTCGTGCCGATGTCGGCCGGCGCGCCTAGCGGCGTCGTGCGTCCCGTCATGCCCACGTCGCCCGTCGTCGCCAGCCTCGACGCTCAGGTCGAGGAGGCCGAGGCGAGGCTCGCCAGTGCGCGGCGGGCGCTTCACGACACTGATTCACGCGACGATAGCTACGCGGTGCTGTGGCGCCAGGTCGATGGGTTGGAGCGCGAGGTGGCCGCGCTCCACTATCAAGCCATGAGAGCGGCGTAGACGATGCGCACTCTCACAGCCTCTACCACCACGGCCCCCGCATCACAGGATGCGGGGGCGGCCGCGCATGTCGCCACCGACGATTGCCCCCAATACAGTTATATCGGTGAGGGCCGCTTCCTTCCCGCCAACGACGCCGCGCGCGAGGAGTGCCGCCGCTTCAACGCCTGGGCCGATGACATCAACGCTAGGGCGCGCGGGGGCATTGCGCAATGACCACCCAACAGAACGTACCGGCGTCACCGACGGCGCCCTACACCCCAGCGTGGGCGCTTTATGTCTACAACGATATCGCGTATCTGACGTTCAACGGGCGGCTCGCCGCCACGGCCGCGTACCACACCCCGGCCGCGCAGACCAGGGTCAACGGAGTCTATGCCCGACTGACGGGCGCGCATTTGACAGACACCATGCAGCAGAGGAGTGCCCACCCATGACTGACCACACCGACCACGCCACAGACACCACCCGCACGCCGGCCCCGACAGAGCGCCCATGGGAAAGCGGCATCCGCCGCGGCCGGGACACGATTGAGATTGCTATTCCTGACGGATGCGACACGTCCCCCATTGGCAATCCCATCCACGTCGATAGCTATGTACTCTACAAAGTGATCGACCTGCTGCAACTTCTCGTGCTCACGCTTGATCCGCTCAAGGATGACGGCGCCGATTTGGGCATCCAATATCGCCTCCGCATCGCGACCCGGCAGCTCACGACACAGATTGAAGAGGCGGTACTCGCGGACTTTGACACTGATTATGGCGAACCGTGCCGCGCCTTCCTCGCGGAACTCACGGGCCACGATGAGATGGACGACGGCGCCGGACGGAGCGCGCCATGATCCCGCCCATTGACATGTTCTACCTCGATCTGAACAAGCCCCTGCTGGTGTACCAGCGTCGTGGTGGCCTGGTCGTCGTCCCCTTTGCCATCGCTGGCGCCCGGCACGTCGTGTGTGTCCGCATCGACCCGCTTGACGACGATGAAACGGTCACGATCATCCCGGCGTATCCGCGCGATCCCCACATGGCGTTAGACGCCCTTGTCGAGGGCCTGGACGCTGTACGGGACACTACGGTACAGGCGCACGAGCGCGGGCACGATGAAGCCGTGCTGTTGTGTGAGCGTGCCGTAGGAGCCATCCAGACGGCGGCGCAGGACGCGGCAGAGGCGCGGTATACACCCCAGCCTGAGCAGCGTCAGCAGGCGCCCGCACTGCCCTCCTCGCGTCGTGTCCACTCCTTACCACCGCCACCAATGCGGGCACGACGTGTGGCGCGCACAGCGGGTAGGAGCGTTGCGCGATGACAGAGTCGTGTAGGTCTATACGGCGCGCGCGTGGGCCGCCCTGCTATCAATCTGGCCTGTCCACTGACCAAGAACTAACTGTGATTATGGTGATAAGGATGCAGACGACATGACCGATACAGACACAATCAAGATCCCCCACGGTGACAAGCTTTCCCCTGAGGGCGAGTGGGGCTACGCGCACGTCGATGCGGAGGACCTCTGGGACACCATCAACCTCCTCCGCTATTACTTGCACACCATCGAGCCCCACGGTGGCGACTCGGACGGTGACTCTGACGGCCATCCGACTCCGAAGTACCGCCTGATGTCCGCGACGATGCGCATCGCTGCTCGGTTAGCGACCGATGCCGCCGACCACCTCGGCGACGACGACGGCGCGCAATGCCGCGAACGTCTCGCAGAGATCGCGGACGATAAGGCGCGTTATGCAAAGAACGCGGCCGATAGAACGGCCGCGAAGGAGCAGGCCGGGCAGAACCCGCCCCCGCTGCACGCCTAAAGGCCACAGGGCGTCCGGTGAGAACTGGCGGGGCCAGAGGGATGCCTATGTTCCTCTGGCCCCTTAGGCGTGTGGGGCGTGCTACAATTCGCACATCAGGAAAGGGGAGGAACATAGATGGCGCGCATTATCGCGTTGGCCAACCAAAAAGGCGGTGTCACCAAGACGACATCCACGCTCGCGCTTGGCGCGGCCCTAGCCGACCGGAGCCAGCGTGTGCTCTTGGTGGACCTCGACCCGCAAGCCAGCCTCACGAGCGCCGCTGGCGTCGATACCGCCGAGAGTGACGCGACCGTCTATACGGCGATGGCCTCCTACATGAGGAGCGGCGATGCGCCCTCTCTCGATGGCGTGGTGCGCCATGTCGCCGACCGCCTGGATCTCCTGCCGGCCAGCATCGAGCTGGCCGGGGCGGAGATGGAGTTGATGAACGTCGGGCGCCGCGAGTACGTGCTCGGTGAGGTCCTGAGCGTCGTCAAGGGGCGTTATGATGTCGTCCTCATCGACTGTCCACCCGCGCTGTCCCTGCTCACCGTGAACGCCCTCACGGCCTCCGATGAGGTGCTCATCCCCGTCGTGCCGGATTACCTGGCGTCGCGCGGCCTGGGCTTACTGCTCACATCCATCGCGCATACGCGCAAGATCAAGCTCAATCCCCGTCTGATCGTTAGGGGCGTCATCTTGACGATGGTCGACGGCCGGACCGTCCACACCCGCGAGACGATGGACCGCATCCGCGCGTTCCTGGGCGACCGCATCCCCGTGCTTGGCGAGGTCAAGAGGAGCACCAAAGCGGCCGAGGCGGCGGCCGCTGGTCTGCCGATCACGGCCTACGCGCCGCACAGCGACGTGGCCCTAGCCTACGGGCAAATTGCCGATGCCCTGCTCGATCGGTGGGGGAGCGCGGGGCCGACGACAGAGATGAGCGCTCCCGTGGAGGAGGTGGCCCGTGGCTAATGCCAAGCCGAAGTCCACGCGTCGTGACGCCTTCGTGGACTTCGGCGCCGGCGTCGACCAGATATTCGGCGACGCGTTGCCGGAGGGCGTCACCGACCTGGCCGAGGCCCGCAACATCAACGTTGGCTTGCTCGACGCCAATCCCTACCAGCCGCGCAAGACGTTTGACGACACGGCCCTGGCCGAGCTTGCCGCCGACATCAAGGAGCATGGCGTCTTGCAGCCCCTGCTCGTGCGTCCGTATCCGACCGTGGAAGGCCGCTATCAGATCGTGGCCGGTGAGCGTCGGTGGCGGGCGGCGACGCTGGCGGGCAAGGGAGAGGTGCCGTGCATCGAGCGGCCCACGACTGATGCGGAGATGGAGCGCCTGGCGCTCGTGGAGAACGTCCAGCGCGCCGATCTCGACCCTGTGGATGAGGCACACGCCTACAAGCGCCTGATAGAGCGCCTGGACCTGTCGGTCCGCGATGTCGCGGCGAGTGTCCACAAAGACCACTCGTACGTCGTCCAGCGCCTCTTGCTTATCAAAGACCCACGCGTCGAGGCGCTGACGCGCGCGGGGACAATTGGCCTTAGCGTGGCCGTCGGAGTCGCTCGCATCACCGACGATACGCAACGTGCGCGACTCCTCGACCGTGCCGAGGAGGGCGAACGCCTCACCGTAGAGGACGTGAGGGGAGCGCGTGCTCCTGAGCAGCCTACACGCGCGCCAGACGCGCCACCAGCCATTGAGGCAACCATGGGAGACCATGACGCCTCGGTGGGTAAATTTACCCACTCCACGCCTGAGGACGCACCAGATGTACCGCCTGTCACCGCGTCCACCGCGCCCACTGTGGTAAAGACCAGGGAGCCGTTGAACCGTGTGCGAGAGTCCTCACTCACCATCGACGAGCGCGAACGTTACCAAACCACCGTGTACATGCTGATGCGCGTGATGCCGTGGTCGGCTGTGGAGGGGCTGCTAGAGTTCGGAATGCTGGAAAACATGCACACGAAGACGTTGCTGCGTCTGTGCCGAGAGACACGGCGCGCTAAGGGGATGGATGGTACGAAGCCTTCAAGCGACTGAGCGACGTCCCCGCACGCGCGGGGGAGACACGTTGCCAGATAAGGAATTAATTCCTTATCTGGCAACGTGTCTCCCCCGCGCGTGCGGGGACGTCGCTCAGTCGCTTGAAGGCTTCGTACCATCCATCCCCTTAGCGCGCCGTGTCTCTCGGCACAGACGCAGCAACGTCTTCGTGTGCATGTTTTCCAGCATTCCGAACTCTAGCAGCCCCTCCACAGCCGACCACGGCATCACGCGCATCAGCATGTACACGGTGGTTTGGTAACGTTCGCGCTCGTCGATGGTGAGTGAGGACTCTCGCACACGGTTCAACGGCTCCCTGGTCTTTACCACAGTGGGCGCGGTGGACGCGGTGACAGGCGGTACATCTGGTGCGTCCTCAGGCGTGGAGTGGGTAAATTTACCCACCGAGGCGTCATGGTCTCCCATGGTTGCCTCAATGGCTGGTGGCGCGTCTGGCGCGCGTGTAGGCTGCTCAGGAGCACGCGCTCCCCTCACGTCCTCTACGGTGAGGCGTTCGCCCTCCTCGGCACGGTCGAGGAGTCGCGCACGTTGCGTATCGTCGGTGATGCGAGCGACTCCGACGGCCACGCTAAGGCCAATTGTCCCCGCGCGCGTCAGCGCCTCGACGCGTGGGTCTTTGATAAGCAAGAGGCGCTGGACGACGTACGAGTGGTCTTTGTGGACACTCGCCGCGACATCGCGGACCGACAGGTCCAGGCGCTCTATCAGGCGCTTGTAGGCGTGTGCCTCATCCACAGGGTCGAGATCGGCGCGCTGGACGTTCTCCACGAGCGCCAGGCGCTCCATCTCCGCATCAGTCGTGGGCCGCTCGATGCACGGCACCTCTCCCTTGCCCGCCAGCGTCGCCGCCCGCCACCGACGCTCACCGGCCACGATCTGATAGCGGCCTTCCACGGTCGGATACGGACGCACGAGCAGGGGCTGCAAGACGCCATGCTCCTTGATGTCGGCGGCAAGCTCGGCCAGGGCCGTGTCGTCAAACGTCTTGCGCGGCTGGTAGGGATTGGCGTCGAGCAAGCCAACGTTGATGTTGCGGGCCTCGGCCAGGTCGGTGACGCCCTCCGGCAACGCGTCGCCGAATATCTGGTCGACGCCGGCGCCGAAGTCCACGAAGGCGTCACGACGCGTGGACTTCGGCTTGGCATTAGCCACGGGCCACCTCCTCCACGGGAGCGCTCATCTCTGTCGTCGGCCCCGCGCTCCCCCACCGATCGAGCAGGGCATCGGCAATTTGCCCGTAGGCTAGGGCCACGTCGCTGTGCGGCGCGTAGGCCGTGATCGGCAGACCAGCGGCCGCCGCCTCGGCCGCTTTGGTGCTCCTCTTGACCTCGCCAAGCACGGGGATGCGGTCGCCCAGGAACGCGCGGATGCGGTCCATCGTCTCGCGGGTGTGGACGGTCCGGCCGTCGACCATCGTCAAGATGACGCCCCTAACGATCAGACGGGGATTGAGCTTGATCTTGCGCGTATGCGCGATGGATGTGAGCAGTAAGCCCAGGCCGCGCGACGCCAGGTAATCCGGCACGACGGGGATGAGCACCTCATCGGAGGCCGTGAGGGCGTTCACGGTGAGCAGGGACAGCGCGGGTGGACAGTCGATGAGGACGACATCATAACGCCCCTTGACGACGCTCAGGACCTCACCGAGCACGTACTCGCGGCGCCCGACGTTCATCAACTCCATCTCCGCCCCGGCCAGCTCGATGCTGGCCGGCAGGAGATCCAGGCGGTCGGCGACATGGCGCACCACGCCATCGAGAGAGGGCGCATCGCCGCTCCTCATGTAGGAGGCCATCGCCGTATAGACGGTCGCGTCACTCTCGGCGGTATCGACGCCAGCGGCGCTCGTGAGGCTGGCTTGCGGGTCGAGGTCCACCAAGAGCACACGCTGGCTCCGGTCGGCTAGGGCCGCGCCAAGCGCGAGCGTGGATGTCGTCTTGGTGACACCGCCTTTTTGGTTGGCCAACGCGATAATGCGCGCCATCTATGTTCCTCCCCTTTCCTGATGTGCGAATTGTAGCACGCCCCACACGCCTAAGGGGCCAGAGGAACATAGGCATCCCTCTGGCCCCGCCAGTTCTCACCGGACGCCCTGTGGCCTTTAGGCGTGCAGCGGGGGCGGGTTCTGCCCGGCCTGCTCCTTCGCGGCCGTTCTATCGGCCGCGTTCTTTGCATAACGCGCCTTATCGTCCGCGATCTCTGCGAGACGTTCGCGGCATTGCGCGCCGTCGTCGTCGCCGAGGTGGTCGGCGGCATCGGTCGCTAACCGAGCAGCGATGCGCATCGTCGCGGACATCAGGCGGTACTTCGGAGTCGGATGGCCGTCAGAGTCACCGTCCGAGTCGCCACCGTGGGGCTCGATGGTGTGCAAGTAATAGCGGAGGAGGTTGATGGTGTCCCAGAGGTCCTCCGCATCGACGTGCGCGTAGCCCCACTCGCCCTCAGGGGAAAGCTTGTCACCGTGGGGGATCTTGATTGTGTCTGTATCGGTCATGTCGTCTGCATCCTTATCACCATAATCACAGTTAGTTCTTGGTCAGTGGACAGGCCAGATTGATAGCAGGGCGGCCCACGCGCGCGCCGTATAGACCTACACGACTCTGTCATCGCGCAACGCTCCTACCCGCTGTGCGCGCCACACGTCGTGCCCGCATTGGTGGCGGTGGTAAGGAGTGGACACGACGCGAGGAGGGCAGTGCGGGCGCCTGCTGACGCTGCTCAGGCTGGGGTGTATACCGCGCCTCTGCCGCGTCCTGCGCCGCCGTCTGGATGGCTCCTACGGCACGCTCACACAACAGCACGGCTTCATCGTGCCCGCGCTCGTGCGCCTGTACCGTAGTGTCCCGTACAGCGTCCAGGCCCTCGACAAGGGCGTCTAACGCCATGTGGGGATCGCGCGGATACGCCGGGATGATCGTGACCGTTTCATCGTCGTCAAGCGGGTCGATGCGGACACACACGACGTGCCGGGCGCCAGCGATGGCAAAGGGGACGACGACCAGGCCACCACGACGCTGGTACACCAGCAGGGGCTTGTTCAGATCGAGGTAGAACATGTCAATGGGCGGGATCATGGCGCGCTCCGTCCGGCGCCGTCGTCCATCTCATCGTGGCCCGTGAGTTCCGCGAGGAAGGCGCGGCACGGTTCGCCATAATCAGTGTCAAAGTCCGCGAGTACCGCCTCTTCAATCTGTGTCGTGAGCTGCCGGGTCGCGATGCGGAGGCGATATTGGATGCCCAAATCGGCGCCGTCATCCTTGAGCGGATCAAGCGTGAGCACGAGAAGTTGCAGCAGGTCGATCACTTTGTAGAGTACATAGCTATCGACGTGGATGGGATTGCCAATGGGGGACGTGTCGCATCCGTCAGGAATAGCAATCTCAATCGTGTCCCGGCCGCGGCGGATGCCGCTTTCCCATGGGCGCTCTGTCGGGGCCGGCGTGCGGGTGGTGTCTGTGGCGTGGTCGGTGTGGTCAGTCATGGGTGGGCACTCCTCTGCTGCATGGTGTCTGTCAAATGCGCGCCCGTCAGTCGGGCATAGACTCCGTTGACCCTGGTCTGCGCGGCCGGGGTGTGGTACGCGGCCGTGGCGGCGAGCCGCCCGTTGAACGTCAGATACGCGATATCGTTGTAGACATAAAGCGCCCACGCTGGGGTGTAGGGCGCCGTCGGTGACGCCGGTACGTTCTGTTGGGTGGTCATTGCGCAATGCCCCCGCGCGCCCTAGCGTTGATGTCATCGGCCCAGGCGTTGAAGCGGCGGCACTCCTCGCGCGCGGCGTCGTTGGCGGGAAGGAAGCGGCCCTCACCGATATAACTGTATTGGGGGCAATCGTCGGTGGCGACATGCGCGGCCGCCCCCGCATCCTGTGATGCGGGGGCCGTGGTGGTAGAGGCTGTGAGAGTGCGCATCGTCTACGCCGCTCTCATGGCTTGATAGTGGAGCGCGGCCACCTCGCGCTCCAACCCATCGACCTGGCGCCACAGCACCGCGTAGCTATCGTCGCGTGAATCAGTGTCGTGAAGCGCCCGCCGCGCACTGGCGAGCCTCGCCTCGGCCTCCTCGACCTGAGCGTCGAGGCTGGCGACGACGGGCGACGTGGGCATGACGGGACGCACGACGCCGCTAGGCGCGCCGGCCGACATCGGCACGACCACCGACTCCTCGGCCTCCCTCTTGACATAGAACACGATGTTGAGAAGCCGGACGTAGCGCATGTGCTTACAGGGCTTGCGGGCGGGACAATCGCATTGGTTAGCGCTAGTTTCGTAGTAGACGCTGGGGTTAGAGCCAGACTGGACCTTATACCATCCGCGATGTGCGGTGAGCTTCACCACTGGCTTGTAGGCGGTATCCTTCTTACTGGGTATGGGGTGGTTCTGCATGGCTCCTCTCCTGTACCTACCGCCGACTCGGGTGTTAGAGACCCGAGTCGGCATCTTTGTTTGTGGGCTATTCTCCACCCCTTCAGTATACACCATCCTGCACCATTATGCAATGCAGGTTAGTGCTTGATGGTGCTTAGTGTGCTATAATAGGGCAGGCCGTATAGTAAAAGGAGTAGCCATGAACCTGGCACACGAAGCGACATTGGCAGGAGTAGCCATGCCTAGACCACGAGAGGCGGAGCAGCGCAAGCGTGCGCAGCTTACTGTAGGGTTCCAGCCTGAAACGCTGGCCGCGCTGGAGGAGTCCGCCCGTCGCAAGGGACTGGCTCCTACGGCGCTCATCCGTATGTGGGTCATCCAACAGTTAGACCGCGAACAGAAGGAGCAGGGCCAATGACCTCGGCCACCACCATCACGCCGTCAGCGATGCCCTTGTTGCCGCTCGATGAGCACCAGCCCGTCAACCGCACGCTGTCCGAGGACGTGGCGCGAGAGGTGCGGGCGAAACCCAAGACTTGTTGGGAAAATGCAGCCTTGGGACTCGTGTTCAGTCCGCAAGAGTCGCCGCTGCGCCGGGCCGCCTACGTCGAAGGCATCGCGTATACCCACACATCACCCAGCGGCATCTCGCACGGCTGGCTCGAACTTGACGGCCAGATCATCGACCCCACGCTGTACGCGGCCTCCACCATCCGCAAAATACGCCTACCCGATAAGAACCTGGCGCGCACGATCAGGGCGAATGCCCTACGGGATCTTGAAGCGGGGCTATACGGGCGGTATCACGCGCACAGGCGCTACACCTATCGGGAAGTCTACGATCGCGTCATGCGTGGGCGGGAGCGGCTAGCCTTGACGCCCGATGAGGAATCGTTTCACCACGTAGAAATGGAAGAAAAGACATTATGAGCGAGCGCGCACAGCCGGTTCCAGACTTCACCATCGCCCCCGACGACAAGGGCTACCACCGCATGCAGGAACTGCCCGACCTCGGCGTCGTCGTCAGCACCTCACGCTGGCCCTACGTTGACGTGGAGGGGCACGGACGCATGCCTGCTATGTGGCCCACCGTCTACGTGCTCGGGGACAGTGGGGCGACGGTACTATACCACCGACCCATCCGGGCGGATGACAGCGACGCGGCGATCGACGCACGACACCAAGAGGTGATTGACCGCTTGCGCGCCGGCACGATCCGGCACGACGGTACGCATCTACTTATTGAGGATATGGCGGTCGAAGTCTACCGCTACATGGAACAGCGCCTCGCCCACTACGAACAGCACGACAACATCGCGGACGATAGCCTGGAAGATCCCGAATCGTGGCCCTATAACACGCTGGTTGAGACATTGCACTATGATACCTACGACGCCTACGACCTATGGGACGAAGAGGAAGATGAGGCGGACGATGACCGCCCGCAGCGCGTCGCGGACAGGTTGGCCGCCGTGGGCATGGACTGGGGCCTCATCGGCATGCCGCCCACGACGAGGGCAATCGTAAACGGGCTGGCGAACGACATCGTGCAGCGCTGGGAAGAGCGCCGCACAGCCGCCACCGAGGGACGTCTCCCCTCGTCGATGGCGCCCCATGAGATTGAGCGGCTCGGGCTGCAACTGATCATCGAGGAGATGGAAGCGCGCGGCCCTTTGACGTCCATGGATGACGTGCAGGCCACGGCCGCATCCAAGCTCAACGACTTGACCGCGCGACGGTGGGCGCATCGCCCTAAGCGCAGTCACGATGAGTCTGACGAGGGGTAGCTGACGGGAGGTCGACGCCATGAGCACGGCGATTGTGATCCACTGGATTGAACGCGGCCCCGACTTGCTTGAGGCCCGCGCGGTGCTGCCCGACGGGCGCGATGTCTACGCCGGCTACGTCGCCGCGAGCCCAGGTCAGAGCGCCTGGCGCGGTTACGTCGGCTCCAACTTCTCGCCGGTCGGTATGGGACCGCAGAGCGTGATACAGCGCGCCGTCGCACAGATGATCGCGGAGATCCTGCAAGACGGCAGCGCCGACCAGCAGCTTGCCGCGCTAGAGGGCGGCGGCGGTGAGGATGATGGCGCGGATACTAAGAGTCATAATGAGCGCCCATCTCCTCCATCTCCTCCCACATATGAAACACTTCTCCCTTGACACAGTGTATCTTAATGGATACTCTTACAGAGTTAGTATCTTACTGCATGAGTAGGTATCAAAGGGGAGGGATCAAACATGGCGTTAAAGATTCAGTACAGCGCAGGGGACATAGAAGAGGAGATCGAGGCGCGGGCCGTGCAGGGGCGTGAGTCGGTCGTAGCCAAGCGCGACCTGGGACGCTACTACAGCCTGCTACGCCGTTCCCTGCCCACCTTCACCATTGGGGAAGCGCGCGTCATCATGCGCGCGGTCACGGAGGCTGCCGCGCCTAGTCCGGGACGGCGGGGGCGCGACGAAGACGGCGGTTTTCGTGTCGATCCACCAATGCTGTGGGCCTACGTCGCGCGCATGAAAGATGTGGTAGAAGACGACCGCGCGAGGAAGACAGAAATCCTTTCGCGCATCGGCGAGCACTTGAATGCGGACGGGGGTGCGCGCATGGAATCGTTCCCTCATGCGGAGGTCGATGTTGACGAACTTATCGCCCGGCTGCGCACGCTCACGTTCGCCGAGGCACTTGCTGTGGTCGACGCCGTTGAACGTGTCGCAGCCGAGTACAGCGACGAGAACGGGCAGTTTGAGTTTGACCCGCCGTACATGGGTTTCAGTTTCACGGAACTCGTTGGCGTGGGCCTAGTCGATGCAGGCGACCAAACGTTTGACGTGATCGCCTATCGCTACGAGCCCGCCGACCTGGGTAGCGAACCTGACGGGCTAGACCTCGGGATTGTCGATCGGGTCGCCGCGGCGCGGGACCTGGACTGGATGGAGCGCATCGAGGAGATAGCCGCTGGTCCCTTCCGCACCGAGAAGGACGCCAGAGCAGCGGCCACCAAGATGCGCACGGCCGAGGGGGACGGACCACGCCGGTTCGTGGTCCGTGACTCACGCGATCGTAGCATGTTACGGACAGCGCAACGGGAAGAGGAAGCGGCCGTCGTCTAGGCGGCTTTTAACCGAAGTAACGTTCGGTCTAGTTCGTGTACGAGCTCTTGGCGACACGGAAGCGCCCATTGTCACAGGTAGCGCCAGACAGCGCAGGACACGCGAACGTGGGGGACAGGGAAAGGAGGGACGATGGTCGAGCAAACGCGAGCGCTGGTACTCCACGACGGGCGCGGAGCCGCCCCTGCTGACCGCATGAAAGGGTGGTCGGGTCTGCCGGCCGATGCGCGGCGGCGTCGCGCCATGGCCGCCGCGCTCGCGCACGACACGACCGCGTTATGGTCGCTCGCCGACGCCTACCTATCGCTCAAGGGGCGCGCGGGTATTGGCACATCCGACCGGACGCGCACGCGCTACCACGAGGCGGTCGCCCATCTCATCGCCGACTGGCCCACGGTCGACCTACTCCACCCCGCCGACACTGCCGGCGATGCATGGGTCGCCACGCTGCAAGCAGGCACAAGCGGACGTGGCGCGTATCAGCCGTCAACGGTACAGGTGCATCTCGCCGCAGGGCGTCTGCTCTATCGCGCCCTCCGGTGGACCAGGGCGACGACGGCCGATCCCTTCGGCGAGACACGGGCACCGCGCGATAGCACGGCCAGTTGGGAGAAGCGCGCCGCCTACGGTGAGGATGAGGTATCCGCCCTCCTCGCCGTCATCGACCGCCACGACAGCGAGGGTGGGCCAGCCGCCAAGACCATGGCGCGGCTCGATCGTGTGCTCGTGTTGCTCGGGGCGCATGGTGGCTTGCGCGCATCTGAAATGCTCGGGCTAACGTGGGCCGATGTGAACATGACCACGAAGGAGATTGTAGTCGCGCACGGAAAGGGCGACAAGCGCCGGACGGTCGTGATGTCGAAGGGACTACGGCACGCGCTGACGGCCGTCACGCAGGGGTTCCAAGAGGAGTACGTCCTGCCCTATCGCACGCGGCAAGCGGCCTGGTATCGCATCAAGCGCCTCGCCGAGGAGGCCGGCGTCGCCGAGCGCGGGCTGCATAGCCTGCGACACACGGCCGGGACGCGTCTTTATGGCGAAACACACGACTTGCTCCAAGTCGCCGCGCAGTTGGGGCACACCCACGTCTCGACCAGCCAGACCTATGCAAAGCGCGACCGCTCGACGTTGCATGAGTCCGTGGGAGAGTGGGCGTGAGCACGCCAGCCTTCATCTTCTCGGGCGAAGAGCGCGCGGCACAAGACGCACGCCTCGATCCCATTATTGCACGCCTATGGGAAGCGGATGGTGAAGGCACTGTACGGTGGTGGCGCGGCGCCCCCGAGTTTCAGGCGATGACTCATCAACGGTGGCTGCCCCTGTTCCGCGCCGGTATCACGGAGGTTGTCCCCGACTACTTGAACGCGGTACTCGCCATGGCCATCGCGGCGGCTGGTCCGTTTGTCCCCGTCGACCTATGGCCCAGCGTGCCGCGCCCTATCAACTTGGACCACAGAGGACAAGTGGCGTTTCAAGTCGCTGCCATTAGGATGCGCGACGGCGTGGGTGTGTTCACCCCCGGCAAGTTGTGCCGGAACAAGCACTATGCCCTGCTTGTGGCCCACGCCATCCTCTGGCCCGACGAGATACATGCCGGCGCCGATCTGCTGCCCGACTGCTACCCATGGCCGTTCGTTATCAAGCTTGATGAGGAGGGGTCCCCCCGACTCGAACGCCAGGAGGACATCCGGGGCGAGGGTTGGGACCTCGCACAGCGCATCGAAACGGCCCTTTTCGCGGTGGCGCGACAGGCTGACGACTTACCCTATGGCGCAAGCGCGGCCTCCGTCGAGCGGCGGGAGAGGGGGACGCGGGCGCGCCTGGACGCCGGCCGCATCGTTGATCGACTCTACGACGAGGAGCAGGGGAAGCCTGGCATTATCGAGCGCATCAAGAAGCACCGCGACTTCAAGGCCGTATGGAGCAACCCGGATCTCCAACTCGTCGGTGTCGACGACAATATACGAGCCGTGCGAAACGAATACCGTAGGGCACAGGGCCTGCCACCTGTTAACCGTGGGAGGCCCCGGAAACAATAATGTTGCCAAATATGGCGGCAAGCATATTTCACTAATTTACTGGCACTTTTTCGCGCTACAATGGGCGTAGAGGTAGCAAAGTAGGCGACCAAGGAGGCAAAGATGATGCACACGCACGAGCACGGTCTACCGCCGATCGCGGTTCAGGTGACAGAGGCAGCGCGCCTCATTAGCTCGCCGCCCTCAACCGTCCGCAACTGGTGCGCGACGGGGAGATTGCCAGCCACAAAACTGGGAAAGTCCTGGCTCATTCGGCTGGATCAACTCGATCTAGCAACGCGCGCGGAGAACAAGGACCTGTTGATGGCAAAAAAGTAGGCACGTACCCCGGCGATAGTTTTTGCGGACCAAAAACCGGGAATACGCGCCCCCACCAGCGACACACGGCCCTACTGGCGCAAGGCAAGCCCCAGAGGTCTGGAGCCGTCGTGTTGTCTATGGTCCCTCTATCATGAGGGCCAGCCGGCGATCTGTCAAGGAGACATTCGATTTAGAGGCCGATCCCGCGCACAAGCGCGAGACACAGAAAAGGCCAGTATCACCATCCTCCCGCCAAGTTGGTAGTGATGACCGGCCCTTAGAAAAGAACGGAGCTGTGGACTATGTCCTTCTCTATGGTACCACGTCTTGGAAACCAGGCGCTAGTTAGCACCATCATCGGGGGTGTGCGATGAGCGCCTCCCCCCACGATAATCGCATCCCACCCCTGAGCGATGACGCATCCTGTCTCGACGCCGCGCTCTACTACGCCCGCGAGCTGGGCTGGCGCGTCTTCCCCGTTCAACCCGAGGATAAGACGCCCTACGCCAATAAGGATGTCGCTCCCGGCGTCTTGCTAGAGAAGGGCCAAGGCGGCTTTCATCTCGCAACCACTGACGCCGCCACGATCACGCGCTGGTGGACGCGCTGGCCGTCGGCCCTGATCGGTGTCCCCATCGAGGACTGGTGCGTCGTCGAGGCCGATGTCCGCGCCGGTGGCGACGTCGCTCTCAAAGAGTTCTGCGCCCTCCACGGCATCGACCTCGACCACACCGTACGCGCGACCAGCGCCTCGGGCGGTCCTCACTTCCTTTTTCGCCCCATACCCGGCCTACGCCGTGCGATCGGGTTCCTGGGCCCTCCTGGCGTTGACTTCCTGGCGAGCGGCGCCGGGTTCGTCGTCGTGGCGCCTAGCCGACGCAAGGGCGGACAGTACCAGTGGACGCCCGGTCATGCGCCCTGGGAGTGCGCCATGGCGGAGATGCCCACGGCTTTGCGCGAGGCCATCGAGCAGAGTTCCCCCACGGGGACGGCCTACGCCTACAAGAGCAGGCCAGCGGGCTATGCGGGCGCGCCACGATCGCGCAGCGTCAGCGATCCCGCGGCCTACGTGCAGGCGGCGCGCGCCCGCACACTCGACGAGGTGAGCGCCCTCAAAGTTGGCCAGCGCCGTGAGGGGCTTAACCGCCTGAGCTTCGCGCTGGGCCAGTTCATGGGGGCCGGCTACCTCAGCCGCACTGAGGCGCGCGACGGCCTGGCGGGCGCGTTCAAGCGGGCAGGGCACACACTCGACGCCAAGGCCGAGGAGACCATCGACGTCGGTCTCGACGACGGGGCCGCGCAACCCCTCCAGCTCATCGTCAAAGAGCGGAGCCATAACAGCGCTGACCGATGGGATCAACAGGCCAACGACGATGAAGAGCAGGGAACGAGGGGCAGTGCCCCGGACGATAGCGCCGGTTTGTTTGGTCCTGCGGACGGCGCCGGGATGGTCACCGTAGACGTGCGCTTCCTCGCCAAGCTGATGGAGGAAGCGGGGGCCACAGCCTGGCTACGCGCGCGGTACCATCGCGTGATGGCGATCGCCGGCGACAAGGCCATGAACGACGGGCAGAAAATGACCGCGATCGCCTTGTCCGCCAAGTTCCCCGTCGGCAGTACCGAGAGCACGCCTACACCAGTCACCGTGTATGCCGAGACACTCGCGCGCGACTTAGGCAGCAAGGTCACGAAGCAACAAGACGGCAAGGAACGACCAACCAAACTTGGCACTGTCACGAAGAACCTCGCCGACCTCGTAGACCTGGGCTTCTGCAAACGTGAGGTCGTCGAGCGCGTAAAGACCATCACCATCCCCGACAAGTTCGATAGCCAGGGCAACCCCATCAAGAAAGACATCACGACCACAAGCTTCAGCTACATCGGCGGCGGTTCCCTCCCCGGCCAGCGCATGGACAGGGATGAAGCACGAAATGTGGCGACACGCGCCGCGGCCGACCGTAGCCGCCCCCGCTGCCCGCGCTGCTACAGTTCGAATTTGAAGCCAAGCGCGCATGTCTGCTTGAAGTGCGGCACAGTGTCGAGCGACGTAGACGCGACACAAGCAGGGCAGGAGATCATCGCCTTTGGCGGCGGTCAGTTTAGGCACCGTGATACGGGCGAGATCATCGTGCCAGGTGTTCCAACAGAAGGGGACTTCGCCAGTCAACCTCCTGATACTGGAATCCAGTATCAGGAGGAACCCTCACTCGTACCCGAGAGTAACGTCGAAGCTGAGCCCACCGACGCCGCGCATGGAGTGGTCGCCCTACCGGACGACGACACGAGCGCTGCGCCGACCTTACCGACCCGATACCGGTATCCGGTATCCCTGCCCAGGACGTACTATAGTGACCGGATTCCGGTATCGGGTCTGGCACAATCTATCCAACCCCTTGATACAGAACAAAACCCGCTATCATCGTTAACCTCCATGGTGAGTGAACTTGACCAAGGTGAGAGATTTCAACCACCAGAGATATTGCAACCGAGCCCGCACAAGAAACCTTGTGAGGGCGGCTGCGGCACACTGACGCCCCACGGATGGACCTGTAAGGCGTGTAGGGAGCCGCTACACATACCCGATTGTGCCGCGAGCGGGCAGGGGGTGCGCTCATGATCGCTAACCTTGAACGTCCACAGGCCATACAGGCTCCGCACGTCCCACAGGCCGCGCCCCTCGTGGTCGATGCGGGGCTGCTACACGTCGAGGTTGACCCCGACGCGCCCTATATCGCCGGTCGCCTCGACGCCCGCGCCACGGCCAAAGCCGTGAGCATCTTGGCGTACCTCCGCGAGCGTGGCGTCCTCGTGACGGCCGGCCAGGAGGAGATCCTGCTGGTCATCAGCCACGAGATCGCGCCGGCCCTCGTCACACGCGTCGCGGCCAACGCTGCCCTGCTTCGCGCCTATTTGGCCTGTCCCGAGTGCGGCCGACGTCACAGCCTCTGCCCTCCATATGGCCGCTGCTGGCCATGCGGCGAGGAGGCACAACAGGCAGAGCGCGGGCCGTGTGCATTCCTATCCCGCGTCGGTGAGGCGGGTGCTGATTACCCCTCCTTGGAGGTTCCATGAGTTCCTATCAAAGATCCGACTTGACGTTCTTTGCTCGCCAGCGCCCCGACGGTCGCATCGGTTTCTGGTGGCTAGCCGGTGATGATACCGCCCTGTGGACCGACGCCAAGACCGATCTCAAGCGGTCATTCAACCACGG